GTGAAGAGGTTGCAAAGAATTACGTAACCAAAGATGAGTTAAGAAATGATATGACAATCATCATGGAAAGAATGGATAAAATCAGTGAAAAACTTGACAAACTGTTTGAAGTTAAGTAAAATAAGTATATAGGAATTGTAATGGCAAGAAATAAAAGAACAAAATTTAAAGCTTACAGAAAAGACATGAGCAAAGGTGGTCGTGTAGGTTATAGACGTGGTAAAGTTGTAGTAGATAGAGAAACTGGTGAAGTTTTAGAAAACTTTAAAGCAGTTTCAACTAGAACACCTGCTCCAACTAGAGCACCAGCTCCTAGACCTACTCCAGCTCCAGCTCCTAGACCAGCTCCTAGACCAGCCCCAGCTCCTGCTCCTAGACCAGCTCCAGTTTATCGACCAGAGCCTAGACCAGCTCCTAGACCAACTCCGGCACCAACCCCAGCTCCTAGACCTGCTCCAGTTTATCGACCTGCACCTCAACCGGTAGCAGCTCCAACACCGGCACCTAGACCAGCTCCAACACCGGCACCTAGACCAGCTCCAACACCTGCACCAGTATTAGAAACTAGAAATGTTCGTGCTGAAACTATTAGACAAAATAGAGAAAACAATAGGGGTGACTTAGATAGAGGTGGTTATGGACCTCCGGGGGGTGGCTTTGACTATGGTAATATTCCCGGAGCACCTACTCCTGCGCCTACGCCAGCACCGACTCCTGCACCTACGTCAGCACCTACTCCTGCACCTACGCCAGCACCAAGAGATGTTCCAACTATACCTACTCCTATTAGTGAATCTCCATCGGGTACTGTAAGTCCTGCTGCAAGAGAAAGAGAATTTAGAGTTGATGAGTCTGCTAAACGTCAAGAGGATATAGCTACAGGTAAACTTGGAATAGAAGAATTAGGTTTAAAAGCAGAAGCTGCTACAGCTACTGTAAGTGCTGATGAAATTATTGACAAAGAAGACCCTAAATTTAAAATAGACCCGACAGGAATACCATTAGACTCAGCAGAATATCAAGCTAGAGTTGGTGCAGACGAACAAGTTAGACAAGGAGTAAGAGCTCCCGATGTTGGAGCACCACAACCTATTACAACTTCAAAAATTGAAGATGTTGCTCAGATTGATAAAGCTCCAGACTTAGAAGCTGCTCAAGGTCAAGTATCAGATGAAGCTATAGCTCAAGCTGCTCAAGTAGATAGAGTTAAACCTATTGAAGGTGCAGAAGTAGAAATTATACCAGGTGCATTAACTGAAAGAGTTGTAGGTGTTTTAAGTCCCGAAGCTAAAGCTACTGCTGCAGAAAATGTTGGTTCTTCTTTAGCAAGAGTTACAAGAGCTAAAAAACAATTAACTAATGCAGGTTTAAGTGAAGAAGATATAACAGAGCTTGGTAATGACCCCGAATCTTTAGAAGCTAGGCTAATGGAGTTTAGTGAAACTCAACGAGGAATTATTGAAGGGCTTCCAGAAGAAGCATTAGTCTCTAATCAGTTAGATACATTAATTAATGGTATTGAAGAAGGTAAGATTCCTACATGGGCTAGACCTGCTGTTGCATCAGTAGAAAAAATGTTAGCTCAACGTGGTATGTCTGCATCTACTGTAGGTAGAGATGCCTTGTTCAATGCTATTATAACATCAGCTATGCCTTTAGCTCAAGCAAATGCTCAAGCTATACAAGCTAGTGTAGGACAACAAAAATCTATTGAAGCTCAAGAAGCAGAAGCAAATGCTGCAAGAGCTCAACAAACAGGACTACAAAACGCACAAACAGTATTTCAAATGGACATGGCTCAGTTTAATGCTGACCAACAAACAGCATTATCTAACAGTAAGTTCTTACAAACTGTAGGAATAACAGAAGCAAACTTTGACCAACAATCTACAGTTCAAAATGCTTTACTTATGTCTCAAGCTAATTTAGCAGAAGCAGATTTTTATCAGAAATCTCAAATACAAAATGCTCAAGCATTCCTACAAATGGATATGACTAACTTAAATGCAAAACAACAAACAAATGTTTTACGAGCTCAACAAGAACAACAAGTACTGTTGAGTAATCAAGCAGCAGAAAATGCAGCAAAACAATTTAATGCTGCTAGTGAAAATCAAACACAGCAGTTTATGACAAATTTAAATACTCAAGTTAAATTAAACAATGCTCAACGTAATGATGCTATGCAACAGTTTAATGCTGTACAAGCAAACCAAGCAGAAGCTAGAAGAGCTCAACGAGAAACAGATGTAAATAAATTTAATGCACAATTAGCAGCTAGTGTAGACCAATACAACTCACAACAAACTTTTGCTAGAGAACAGTTTAATGCTCAAAACTCTTTAGTTATTGAACAAAGTAATGTTCAGTGGAGAAGAGGTATTACTAAAGCTAATACTGCAGCTCAACAACAAATTAATATGCTTAATGCTCAACAAGCTTATGGTATTACAACTCAAGCACAAGCTGCTTTATGGCAAGAAGTACGTGATGAGTTTGATTATATTTGGAAGTCTGCAGAAAATGCAGCTAACAGAGAAACGAATATAGCTGTAGCAGGTATGCAAGGTGAAAATTCAGCTTTAAAAGGTCCGACCTATATGACTAGACTAGAAAACTTTTTAGCATTATTTGACCCAACAGGTTAAAGGAGAAACTATGTTTAAGAAATTTATAAAAAAAACATTTAAAGGAATTAAGAAAGTACTTAAAAATCCAGGTAGAGCTTTAAAGAAAGGCTTGGGTGAAATTGGTAAAGCTTTTGGTAAGCTTGGTCCAATAGGTACACTTGCTCTTACTCTTATGCTGCCGGGGCTGGGAGCTGCGTGGTCAACGTTTGGCACGTGGGCTCAAGGACTCAGTGGTCCTTTAGGGGCTGTCATGAATGGTATTCGTGTTGCAGGTAATGCTGTTGGAAGTGTGTATGGAAAAGTTACAGACTTAGTAAGTGGTACTTTAAATAAAGTAACCGGAGGTTCTTTTGCAAGACCGGGAACTGCTGGATATGTAGAAGGAGCATCAGATAAGCTATCAAACTTTGTAGGAAGAAAGCTAGACGACTTTAGAATGAAAGTAGGATTACCTACAGCAAACATTACTCCCGATACTGCTATGGCAGATGCTACAAAACTTGGTGAAGACTTACAAACAAAAGGATATACTGATAGTGGAGTTCCTAAAACTGTGGAAGCTAACGTTGCTTTAAAAACTGACTCTTCATTATTAAGACCGTCTACCACAGCGATTACAACTCCTGACCCACTAAAAGCTAAAGACTTAAATTTATCTTTTGAAAATGTTGATATACCTAAACCTAATCTTGATTTAGTTAAATCACAAGGACAGACTGTAGATGTTATTACTGGTTTTGATAAAAAAGTATCTTATATTGGAGACAACGACCTTGAGTTAGTTGAATTAACTCCTCAAACTACAACTGTTGCTAGAGGAACTTTAACAAAAGACCAAATATATCAAAACAAAAGGTTAATGAATTATCAAAGAAATTTACAAAGAGTTAATAAAGGCTATATAGATATGGTTGCAGATAATCCAGCAGCTACACAGTTTGATGTATTACAAAAAGAAGCAATGCAGTTAAGTAAAGTTGCGGGTGGAGCATCAGCATTACAAGGAGATACTTCAGATGAGAGTACAGGATATCAGCAACCAATAGAAGTAACTCCACTATCTACAGACGTTACTACATCTAATGATTATACTAGAGCTTATGCTGACCAATTTGCTCAAGCAGGTTATATGGGTCCTCAAAATATGCAAGGCTTTGCAGATGCTGGTTTTTATGGTGGAGACCCGTTTAGTTTTGGTCAAGCTTTAAGAGCTAACTCTGTACCAATTCCACAATCAACTATTAGGATGGGAGTTTAAGATATGCAAGAACAATTTATGAATCAAGCAACTGCTGATAAGTTAATTAACTACACTGGCCCTATTCCTGGACAAAGTTTAACAAACAGCCCAGACCAAAAATATCCTTGGGAATCACCGCCACAGCTTACAAACAGACGTGAAGCAGAACTTTATATCTTAGAAGAACTAACAGATAAAGAAAAGTTTATTGCTTTAACAGATGCTATTTCTGATGGTATTCCTATTGATGTTATGACTAGAACTTATTTATTAAGTGGTTACAGTCGTGGGTTATGGGATGTTGATTTAATGATGTTACTTGTTGAGTCTGTTGGTTTTATTATTATGGCACTTGCAGAAAAAGTAGGGCTTCGTTATGAACTTTATGCAGGAGACGATGAAGAAGATGCTGCTGAAGATGTAAATCAAGATTCAAAATTAGAAGAAGCATCAGACTTAGTTAGGGATGGAATTAAAAAGATTTCTTTAAAGAGCTTAAAACTTCCAACGGGTGAAACACAAGAAATACAACAAAAGATAGAAGAAATTCCAGAAGAAACAATACAAGAAGTAAAGGGATTATTAGACAGACCCGAACCAACAGAAAGAACAAGTTTATTAGGTAAATAATTATGGCAAGTCAATACACAAAAGATATAACAAAATCTAAAGTTTACAAACAAGCAACCAGACAAGATACAAAACTTATTGATGAAGTTATTCAAGGTCTTGGAGTTGTTAAAAAGTTTGGACAATCTAAAGTTGCTGATAACATAGCAAGATTACAAGAAGAAAAAGTATTTGATGCTCAAAATAAAAAAAATCAACTAATGCAACTTAATAAGTTTAGTGAGTTAGAAACAGATTTGCAAGATAATTACGGTGGAGACATAGAAGCTTTTTCTAAAGCTAAAGCTAAAGAACTACTAGACCAAAGAGCTTTGTTAAATTTACCTGTAGCTGATACTGAAAAACAAAAACTTACTGTATCATATCCAGATGAAGCTTATGGTCCAACTTTAACAGATGCTTCTAATGCTTATAAAAAGAATTTTATGTCTTTAAGAGAAAGACTTAATGAAGCGGGTATTCCTTACACAGCAGATGCTGCTAAACAAGGTGCGTTTATTGATGAAGCTTATCAAAATATATTTAATAATGTAAGCAGAGCAAACAACTTTAATGTTATGAAAGGCATGGGTAGTTTATTTAGAGGACAAGGATTAAACTACACAAGTGCTGCAGACTTAAAGAAAAGTTATAATGAAAATATTTCTAAATCAAAACTTTCAGAAATTGACAGTTTAAATAAAGACTTAAAAGCTATTTATACTTTTAGTCCCGAGCTTACGGATAAGATTGCAAAGACATTAAAAAATGCAGATATTAGAAAAGATGTCACAACAAAGATAGGAACAAGACAAAAAGAAACTATTACAGATTCTGTAACAGGACAACAAAGAATTGTTAATTATATTATTAATAGTGTATCTTGGACAGACTTAGATGGTAAACCTCAATATGAAGAAATAAGAACAAATTTACCAGACGACCCTTATCAACAAAAACTTGCTCCAATAGCTGAACAAGCTCTTTATGCATCGTTATTAGAAAATGTAACTGGAGCTGAAGAAGAATATTATAGATTAATTAACAATGAAAACTATTTACCAGAGTATGCCTATAAAGCTTTAGATGGTAAATTTAAAAAATCTTTTTCTCAAGTAGATGCTGATAGTTTTAGAAGAGAAAATTTTGCAAAAATAGAAGAAGCATATAATTTATATCGTGATGATAATTTTTTTACAACTGATGCTCTTGGTAATAAATCTCAAAAAGCAGACTTAACTGCTTATTTAGCAAACCCAACTCAAGCACCTAAACCTTCTTATTACAAAACATTAGATGAATATGTAAATCAATTTGTACCCGTAGAAACAAGGGTAAACAAAAGTAATGTTATTGGTGGAGATATTGCAATCTTAGATTATAACTTAGCAAACAACTCTGATTGGAGAGAATATGCTGATAGCTTTGAAGGTAAAAAAGATTTACGAGAATTTAAAGATGCTGTTATTTCTAATGAAACTTTCTTAGAAGAATTAAAAACAGAATTTGAAAACGGTGACCGTTCAAGAGTTGACTCACTAGGTAACTATTTCCCAAGAGGTAATAATGCCCCTGCGTTTGGTCCTGCACAATTAGAACAAATGGGACTAGGCAGTATTTTACAAGGTAATCAAGCTCTTGGTTATAATGTAGTAGAAGACCAAGTTGTTATTAAAAGTTATCAACCTATGATGGTTGAAGAGCCTGAAGTTGAAGAAGAAAAAACTTGGTTGCAATCTTTAAATGAAGTTCCTTATATTGGTAAAGTAACTCAATTTGCATTAGGCGATGAATTAGATATTATAGATGCAACTTGGTTAATTCCTGGTTATGGTTTAGTTAAAGTAGGTGGAAAACTTGCGGGGAAAGCGTTAGTAAATGCTGCAAGTAAAAAGGTATTAGGCGACCCTAAAACTAAACAAATGATTACTAATTTATTAGACCAAAGAAAAAAAGGAAATCTTTTTGGATTTAACAATAAAAAATCTTATGATAATTGGTTTAGTGGTTTAACAAGTATAGAACAAGCTATTGTTCAGTCTATTAGTAAAAACGGTAAGGCAATGGAGTATGGTAAGTTTACTAAAAACTTTGTTAAAATTAAAGGTGCTCAATTAGCAGGTTATGTTCCTTCAATGAAAACAATGGCTAAATGGGGAATACCAGTAGGAGCAGCAGTTGTTATGGGAAATGCTGCACAAGGAGAATCCGAAACAGAAACTGAGGAATAATTAGTGGCAATAAAACTTACCACTCTTGGAGAGCTTTCGCAAACACCACAAGCTGTAACTCCAAGTTTACAACAAACTAATATACCAAAACTTGTTACTACAGGTAACTTGACAAGCCCTGCACGTTCAAAAGCATTAAGCGAACAACAAGCTGTAAAGTATGCAATGAAAATGGGTATGTCAGATTCTTCTAGAGGACTTCAACAAATCTATGCAAAGCTAACTAAAAAGTCTAGTTTATTAGATACTCTTAAAGATAAAGATGAAAAGTTAAAAGCTATCTTTGAAAATCCTGAGTATGGTGATAAAGCATTTCAATCTTATTTAGGTTCAGCAATTGCATTAGACCCTGTAGGGTGGATACCTTTAGCAGGTTGGATAAAAAAATCTAAATCTTTATCTGATGCTGCTAAGTACGGAGCAGGGCTAGGTGGGGCTTATGCAGGTATGTCTTATGTTGGTGAGGGAGAAAGCAGACTTTTAAATGCAGCCACAGGTGTAACAGCAGGTGGTGTGTTAGGATTAGGTGGTGCAGCAGTTGCACGAAGCATAACTAAAGCTTTAGGTAGAGAGCCTATAATTCCATCCTCGTCTGATATTCAAAAAAGAAATGTTCAAGACAGAGCTTTACTAACTCAACAAGGCAAAGCTTTAACTCCTGAAGAAATAGAAGAAGCAGCTAGTAAAGCTGTTGCCGAACAACAAAGTCAAAAGGCTGATGTTATGGGTGAAGACATAAAAAGTTTTTACGCTAATGTAGCAGGAGATAAACTTTGGGATGTGGCTGTACAAAATTGGGGTTCTGGAATTGTAGGTGTTGCAGCCGGTGTAGGTGGATACAATGCATTTAATGACCCCGAAGCTACTGAAGCTCAAAAGATTATAGCTGGATTACTCTTTGCTCTTGGTGGTGTTAGTGGTACTAAGGCTATATCAAAAATATCTACTGAGTCTGGAACTATAGGAGATATTATGTCAAGAGGTATAGTTGATAACTATGGTTTACCTCAACGATATACTGATGTGTTAAAGGCAAGTACAGGAGAGGTCAATACTCTTGCAACACAGTTTGCTGAAATTGTAGAAGAAACACAAACACTTACACCCGAACAAAGAAAAGTCTTAAATGGAATGATAACTGGTGAGATAGATGATGTTCCAGAGCTAGTCGGTTTTTCTGCTAAAGCACGTAATGTTATTAAAAAAGCTGGACAAGATATGGTAGATGCTGGTTTGCTAAGTCAAGAAGTGTTTAATAAAAATGCTGATACTTATCTTAAAAGAACATACGAAAAATACTTAAGTAAAGATATAAGTAAAAAGGGTTATCAAGCAGCTCGTCAAATAAAATTAATTGGTGATGAGTTAAGGGCTAGAGGAATTAAAAATACTAAGAATATTACTAAAGCAGCTTATGCTAGAAGTTTAAAACCAGGTAGTAAAAACTTTGGTATCTATGATGATTATGAAGTTGTACCTTTAACATCTACAGTTAGCAAAGTTAGTTATCAAAAGATTCTTAATAAAGTTGAAAAGCAACGTAAAGATAATATTGCAAACTATAAACTAAATGAAACAGTTACAGATGTTAGGGATTGGAAAGTTTTAGCAGATGATGGTGAGCTTGTTAAACTTGAAAGCACACAAAAAATTAGTTTAAGGAAAGATTATACAAAAAAACAACGTCAAGAAATGGGTGAGATTGAAGATGCTTCTTTCAATATTGCTGAGACAGGTCGATTAATGACCAACGATTTAACAACGTTTAAAATCTATGAGAACATAGCTAAAGATGATGTTCTTTCCTTAAGTCGATTAGGCTTTGAAGATAAAATATCTAAAGGATTAATTCAAGCAGACGATTGGGTACAAGTACCTCAAGATGCTTTAAACCAAACACTAAAAGTACAAGGTAAACCTATAAAAAAATATGGGCAGTTAGCTGGTAAGTATGTACCTAAAGAAGTTTTTGATGATTTAACAAGAATACAAAGATTAAAAGAAGATGGTGATGGTGTACTCAACGGATATCTTGCAGTTAATAGACTTTGGAAAAAAACAAAGACTGCATGGAATCCAGTTGTGCACGTTAATAACACTGTATCAAATGTTATTCTTTATGATTTAGCAGATGCTAACTATAAATTTATGGGCCGGGGATTTTCAGAACTACAAAAAGGTTTACGTAAAGATAAAGATGCAACGTTATTTAAACTAGCTGATGAGCATGGTGTATTTAATTCAGACATGTTAAGCCGAGAGCTAACAAAACAGAGCTCAGAAATTGGTGATGATATTCTTAGAAAACTTTCAGATGAAACAGCACCTGAGATTATTAATGCTCAAAAATATTCAGCAGGAGTTTTTGGAAAACTAAGCAGTAAAGGATACGATATGACAGTTGGTAAGCTTGAAAAGTTTTATCAGCTTGAAGACCAAGCGTTTAGAATGGGATTGTTTATGGACAGACTTTCTAAAGGTATGAGTCCCGCAGAAGCTGCAGCAGATGCTAAAAAATGGTTTATTGATTATGATATTAATGCTCCCTTTATTAATGCAATGAGAAGATTTCCAACACCTTTTCTTTCTTATACATATAGGGTTATTCCTTTACTAGCTGAAGCAGCAATTAAAAGACCTTGGAAGTTTGCTAAGTGGTCATTAGGTGCACACCTATTAAACGAAGCAGGTAAGACTTTTGGACCTGGTGATGAAGAAGCTGAACGTGAAGTGATGCGTGAAGAGATGAAACAAAAGTTATTTGGAATGCCTTTTCTCCCATCTACTACTATTAAGTTACCTTTTGCATCAGAAAGAAGAACAGCAAAGGGTGAAGAGATACCTTTGTATATAGATGTAAAAAGATTTATACCAGGTGGTGATGTATTTACTGTTGGTGAAAAAGGTATTGGTATACCTCTTCCATTTACGGATGATAGGTCTATAAAACTTCCAACAACTTTAACACCTAGCTTTGGTGCTATTGGTGAAATTATGATACCTATCATGACAGGAGTTGACCCTTTTACATTGCAAAAGATTGAGGGTCTAGGATTAGGTAATGATGATGCAGTTAAATTACAACACATACTTAGTCGTTTAACTCCTAACATACCTAGCACAGCTTTCTCTGTACCATTATTTACAGCACTACAAAAACCTAGTGCTGATATGACAGCTATTGATAAGTATGACCCATTCGGTGAAACATTTGGTTCTAAGAAAATTGTTCAAGCTTTTAGAAGAGCTAAAGAAGGTACAGAAGCTCAGTATGGTACAACTTATACACCCTTTGAAGCTATTATGAGTGTGTTTGGTTTTAAACTACAGCCTACAGAGGTCTCAAAGTTACTAGGTATTAAGGGTGCGGAGTTTAGAAGATTCTATGCAGCAAGTAAAAAAGCTGTAAATAAAATACAAAAAGATTATGGTCAAGGAAAACTTAGTAAAGATGAAGCTGAACAAGAACTAGACGAACTTTACAGAAACTTAGAAGACGAAGTTAATAGATTTAAAACTATAGCAGACACTAGACAACAAAATGTTAGAGGTGGTTACATCGTTCCTCAAGTTAAAGACGACCCTAAGACTAGGATTAATCCGTTGACGGGTGAGCCTTACGAAGAAGAAGAAGAAACTAGAACACCCCGTCAAGGCTTTATAGTTGGTGGTATGGCTCAAAGTGAAGTGACTGGGACTACTCCTTTAGAGAATGAACTGTATGCACTGCAACAACAATCAGAAGTAGGACTACCTCAAGAAGATGAGTATGGTGGTATGGAAAAGAAAAAACGGGGTGTTAAACGTTTAGGCTTTGTACATGGTGGTAAACACAGTGTACAAGAAAACAAATTAGATATTTATAATCATTTAAAAGAAAAGGGTTTAAGAACTGAAGCTATTGTTGGAATTATGGCTAACATAGATAAGGAAACAGCCATACAAAAAAGCAAAGGATTACCTTATGAAGGTACTTTTAGTTACAAACAACAAGAAGTAGGCAATAGTAAACTAGGTAAAGGGTTGTTCCAACTTACAACAAAAGCACATAAAAACGGATATCAACAATTTTTAAAAGATAATAATTTAAAAGATTCTAATGAATCTAATCTAGATTATTTTTTAGATACTATTATGAATTCTAAAAGTAAAATGAGAAATCATATTGGTAGCGGTAACTTAGACACTTTAAGAAAACTTTTTGAAACAGGAACAACTCAACAAATTACTGAAGCTATTAACAATAAATGGTTAAAACCAGGAACTTATGGCGACTACAAAAAAAATCCAAATGATGGTGTGGCTGAAAAAGCTCATTTAAGAAATTTACAAGATAGAAACAAGAGAGCTCAAAAATTAAGTGAAGAAGTAAAATTATTTGAAACACAATCTAATTTTGTTTTAGAAAAAGATTTACGTTATTTACCTAGTAATGTTACTTCAGTATTAAAAAATTATATTAAAAAAAATGGAAAAATATATTTACCTATAAAAGAAGGAACTAGTTTAAAGAAAGAAATAGATGCTGAAAAAATGAGTGAAGCTGCTTTAAGAAATGACCCACAAGGTAGAGGGTTTCATGGTGGAGACCCAGAATATGACCCACGTGTAGTAACTAATGACCGTTTTGAAATAAGAGGTAGAGAAGGTATAGATGAGTACGGTACAAGACCAAAAATTTATAGAGCAACTGACCCAGACTCTGCTGTTTTTAACACTAAATACTCAGTAAAAGATAAATCTTTAGGACAGTTTGACGAAGATAGTCCTGCTATTCTTGGAGCATACATGCCAAAAGACGATGAGTTATTATTAGCATCGACTAAAGACAACTCAATGAAAAAAATTACAGAGCCACATGAGTATATGCATAGAGGAATGCAATCTGATAGAAGTAATCCTTTAACAAGATTGGCTAGAGGAGTAGATGCTGCAGTTTACAAAACTACTGGTGGTAATTTGTTTGATACTTATGCAAGTGTAGACCAACAACATGATTATATTCATGACGTTTTTGATGAACGAGAATATGCAGATAGAGCAAGACAAATAGAAAGAATGACACCCGAACAACGAACAAATTATAAACGTTACCTTGAAGCTGAAAGAGATAAACTAAAATAATAATGCTTTTATACACAGAAAAACAACTAGACACAGCATATCGTATAGACTGTAAAGCCCGTACAAGATGTAACGAACCTTGGTTAAAACGTGAAGACTTCCGGCCCTTATACGAGGACTTAATAGAATCTTTTATGATTGCACATAACGAAGATAATATATTAGGGGCTAATGTTCCTAAATATTTAATAGACTCTGTTAACGATTTACTTGAATCAACTTTAACAATAGATACATAATATGTTCCCCTTTGAAATTATAACAATGCTTGGCTCAACTCTTCTTAGTAGTTTATTAAGTCTATGGTCTCAACGTATGAAGGCTAAACAAGATGAGCAGAAGATGTTGATTACAAGGGGCGAGTTCCAACTTAAAGCTGTAGAGTCTGCAAGGAACGTACAAGATAAAGGCTTTCAATGGACAAGACGTGTCATAGCATTATCTGCAATCTTTGCAATCGTTATACTACCTAAACTGGTAGCTGTTTACTATCCAGATGTAGATGTAACAGTAGGATACACATTATTTCAACCGGGGTTTTTATTTTTTACAGATGGTAGAGATGTATTTCAATGGGTAACCTTTCAAGGCTTGGTAATAACACAACTAGATACAAACCTTGTATCAGCAATTATAGGTATGTACTTTGGTGGTAGTTTAGTTAAGAAATAAAACAGTTACTTTAAAACGTTTAACTCTCTTTGAAAGAAGTTATGTAAGTCAGAAAGTTTATACTTTCCGTTTCTTAATATAGATTTAATTACATCTCTCTCGTCTAGTGGAAATATTTCATCCACCATTTCGAGGGGTAACATACTAAATTCAGTTACTATTTTATTATCTCGTGTCAACAAAACTTTAAAGCTTACTAAGTTTGCTTCATTTTTATTAACCATTATTACTCTCCAATTTTGAAAAAGTTATTTTATCTTGTCTACCTCTTAACCCAGCCTTCATATAAGAAGTTGCCCGGCCCTCAAAAAAGTTTTGATGCTCTACACCCATTACTTCGTCTATCCATTCTAAAGGATTCTCACGTTGGTCATAATTTGTTTTAAGACCGAGCTGTAACAATCTTCTATCAGCTATGTATCTGTTGTAAGCATACATATCTTTTTTTGTTAGACCCTCAAGGTCTCCCATTTCAAAAACTAAATCCAAGAATTTATCTTCTAACTCTACCATTTCTCTACAAATTTGGTAGAGTTCTCCTTTAAAATCATCGGTCCATATTTCTATGTTTTCTTTAATAAACTCTCTGAACAATTTAGTCATGGCTTCAACGTGCATAGACTCATCTTTAATTGAATAGGTAACTATCTGTCCCATACCTTTCATCTTACCAAACCTTGGGAAGTTTAACAAGATTGCAAAGCTTGAGAACAACTGTAGTCCTTCTGTAAAGGCTGAATAGACTGCTAAAGTTTTAGCAATAGTTTTTTTATCAGACTTAAGAGGTTTGAAATCTCCAACATAATCATGTTTGTTAGCCATTTCTTCATACTCTGAGAAAGCTTTATACTCTATCTCAGGCATACCAACTGTATCAAGAAGCAAACTATAAGCATCTTGATGTATTGATTCCATGTTAGCAAAAGAACTCATCATCATTCTTGCTTCAGGTTTTTTAAACAAAGGCATGTACTTGTCAATATAACCTGCACCCACATCAACATCTGATTGAGTAAACAATCTGAATATTTGTGTCAATAAATGTCGTTCTGAATCTGTAATATCTTGCCAATCTTTTACATCTGTATGTAATGGTGTTGACTCTGGCATCCAGTGCATTTGATTTTGTAACTTGTAATACTCGTACATCCATGGGTATTCAAAAGGTTTGTAGTAGTCTCTTGGGTGTAGTAAGCTCATATGTTCTCCTTGTTAAATTTCTTAACTAAATATTTAAAATTTTCAATTACGTATCCTGCGTAATCTTTTGTTTTTGCGAATGGATTATTATTTTCATCACAATAATCTAACCACATCCTACTTGTAAAGCCAGAAAACTTCTGACTAAACACCTTATCAAATTCTGATTGTTTCATTTATCCCTCACATGCGATACATTCAGCATCATCTAATTTAATACGCTGAACTTTAAGATTTACATTTTCTACACTACGAGCAGCGTTAGACCGGAAGTAGTATAAAGATTTAAGTTTGTTCATCCCATACCAATGAACATCACTAACGTACTGCATGTATTCATCATGAACTTCTTGTGACTCAGTTGCACTTGGAAGTGTAAAAAAAAGATTAACAGACTGCGATTGACATATAAACTCTTGACGTTTAGCTGCATGTTCTACAATCCATATCTGGTCTATCTCATTAGCAGTTTTAAATACTTCTTTTTCTTCATCAGTTAATATATCAAGATGCTGTACTGAACCTTCATGAGCTGCAATGTCTTTCCAAACATCTACCAACTCTTGTTTTTTTATTCCTTTATCTTGCAGTAACTCTTCTAAGTATTTATTTTTAACTTGGAAAGAACCACTGAGAGTTTTGTGCGTATAAACGTTAGCACGATAGGGCTCAATCGAAGGAGATGTACCACCACAAATAATACTAGAAGAAGCGTTAGGTGCAACAGCGAGTAAATGAGCATTACGAGAGCCACTACCGTTGATATCAGGTGACTCACCACGTTCATCAGCAAGTCGTCTAGTTGCTTCCACTGCGTGTTTTTTAATGTGTTTAAAAGCTTTGTAATTAAACCCTGTAGCATAGATACCTTCAAAAGGTATGTTGCGTGATTGGAGATACGCATGGAAGCCCATCGCACCGAGACCCAACGACCTTTCTCTGTAAGCAGAGTAGGCAGATTTAGTAAAACTTTTTTTACCTTCTTTAATATTTTTTTTGAACCTTTTAAAATTTGCATTGTATTCTCCTAAATTATCTGTATCAATAGCGTTATCAATGTAGTGTTGAAGTACATTATCTAACATGGTTATTAAATCATCTATAAACATTGGATTCTCTGACCAATCATCAAAGTGTTCTAAGTTTACTGAAGATAAACAACATACTGCTGTTCTTTCTTCGTTTGTAGGAAGAGTAATCTCAGAACAAAGATTGCTCTGCTTGATTTCCAAACCTAAATCTTTTTGGTTTTTAGGTAAAGCTTCATTACATGTATCTATATTAACCATGTAAGGTTCACCTGTTTCTGCCCTAGCGTTTAATATTTGCCACCATAAGTCTCTAGCTTTTACTATCTTAACAGCTTCATTAGTTTTAGGGTCTATCAATCTAAAGTCTGCATCTTCTTCAACAGCTTTTAAAAACTCATTGGTAATGTTGATACCGTTGTGAAGATTAAGATTCTTTCGATTGATATCACCACCAGATTCTTTACGCATGTTAATAAACTCTTCAATCTCCGGATGAGAAATATTTGTATACGCTGCATAACTACCACGTCTTGTTGTTCCTTGATTAAAGGCTAACATTTCTGCATCAACGACATGCATAAAAGGAATAGAGCCTGTAGATTTACTTCCTCTAGAAGTAGAAATACCATTACTTCTAATATCTCCCCAATATCCACCAATGCCACCACCAGAACTTGCGAGGTTTGCGTTTTCTTTAAAGTGGTCAGTTAACTCATCAATTGAATCTCCAACATAATTTAAAAAACAACTAATAGGAAGACCTCTTGTTGTTCCTCCGTTAGAAAGTATCGGTGTTGAGAACATAAACCAAAGGTTAGAAGCATAGTGATACAATCTTTGAGCTAATTCAAAATCTGTATGCCCTTTGTAAGTTGCTCCGAAGACTGCTGCTCTAGCAAATGCTTCTTGTGCATGTGTTTCTTTATCCCATAAGTATCTATCTTTTACTGTGTCAAGACTAAACTTATCTAGTAGAGTTTCATTACTGTAATTAATTTTAATACCGAGGTATTCTTTAATTCCTGTTTTATTTTCAATCATTGTTTGTTTCCATGTCGTGTATGTTTAACATAATTATACCATAGTGTAATATTTTTAATATATCTTTTCTGTTCTTTCCTTCTTTATTTCCGTAGCGTTTAGCGTACTTCATAATATTTCCAATACAAAAACCTTCCCCATGTCCAGAGTCAACAATTATATCTGTTGCTTGGTATTTATCAGAAGCATAGTGTTCATTATATGTACCATCAATGTATGCTTTAAGTTCTTGTAGTATATATCCTTCGTTAAATTTATAGCTCATCACTTCTCCAATCATCCGGTAGTGTATCTTCACTGTACCATCTAAAATTATTTGTTTCAGCCCACTCAGCATGGGTTCGTTTTGTTCCATCCTTTCTTACCTTGGCTCCTGGCATAGGAGAGAAAGGCTTTTGAAATAAGAAGACTAACTCCATATGTTCTGGTAAAGCTTTTCTAATCCAAACATATTTACTATACTCAGCGTGGTCCCAGAACCGGCCTTTAGCTTCTAGTAAAATAGTTTTATCTTGAAATGTTTTAACAAAATCTACTTCATATTTTTTGTCAATAATATATTTGATAGCTTCAAAGTG